TGGACTATATCCTTCGCATATTATGGCAGATTATAAGTACAGAACATGAAACGATTTACGCAATATATAGCCGAAGCTAAAAACCTTCATATGACTAACGCCGAAGACGCGGTTATTGACGGCGGTGTAAAAGGTACACGAAACGTCGTAAACTATTTGCGTGATTTACGTACTATGTTGTCGGGTAATTCAAAATCTCCAGTTAATATTAGCGTTAAGTGGGACGGCGCACCTGCTGTGTTTGCAGGAACGGATCCTTCTGACGGCAAGTTTTTTGTTGCAAAGAAAGGCATCTTTAATAAGAATCCTAAAGTATATAAAACAGATGCCGATATTGATGCCGACACATCTGGTGATCTAAATGCAAAATTGAAAGTAGCCTTGGCGGAGTTTAGTAAGCTTGGGATCAAGGATGTAATACAAGGTGATTTTCTATATGATAAGAGCGATATTAAAGAAGATACGATTGACGGTGAACCGCATATTACTTTTCATCCTAATACGATTGTTTACGCTATACCAGCGAAAAGCCCGCTTGCTACTAAAATCCTCAGATCCGAGATCGGTGTGGTTTGGCACACTAACTACAGAGGAAAATCTTTTGAATCAATGTCAGCGTCTTTTGGAGAGAAGATTGCAAGCAATCTTAAAGGCTCAAGATCGGTCTGGTCAGTAGACGCAGTATACAAAGATGTTACTGGTCAAGCTACGATGACCAAGACAGAGACAGATGCAGTAACGCTTCTTCTATCAGCGGCAGGCAAGCAGTTCAACAAAATTAACAAAGCAACTTTTGATGGCATTACAGAGAACGAAGATTTACTTGTAAGAGTGAAGACATACGTTAACGTTCAAGTTCGTGCAGGTCAGAAGATTGATAGTCCTTCTAAGTTCGTCTCTGGTCTAATGGAATACATCTACGAGTACTACCAGAAAGAAATCGATAAGAGGAAATCTGAGAAGGGCAAAGCTAGTCAAGAAGAGAAGCGTAAAGAGATCATGTCTTACTTCTCTAACACAGATAAATCTCAGATCGTAGGACTGTTTGAACTATACAATCTAATTGTAGATGCTAAGTTGATGATTATCAGAAAACTCGACAAAGCAAAAACAGTTGGAACATTCCTCAAAACTAAAGACGGATACAAAGTGACTGAGCAAGAAGGCTTTGTTGCTATTGATCGCATGGGTAAAAATGCAGTCAAACTAGTAGACAGACTACAGTTTAGTAATGCTAACTTTTCTCCAGACTACATTAAGGGCTGGCAGAAGTAAGTCAGGTTGTCACAGATGCAGACGATGCATCACGGGTATTCGGAAATGTCATTGTAATTTAGAGTAAAAATCAACTTTTCTTGTATAAATATTTGCGTCAACAAGATTGACATAACACATTTATCACATACGAAAGGTTACATAATGGCGCACGTATTAGCCGTAGTACGATTTTTAGATTTCTCATTCTTATCTGCTTACATCTACAAAGTAGTGAGATACTTCGAAGACCGCAAGACTTATAGAGAAACATATAATCAACTATCAAAACTTACAGACAAAGAACTATCAGACATTGGTCTGCATAGAGGACTAATCCACTCAGTATCAATTGGCAAATATTCTCCAGATAGATCAGATAATCCAAACTTGCGAGGTTGGGTATAATGACTGAAGCAATTTTGAAATTTACATTCGCACCTCTTTCTGGTTTTTGGGGCACAATGTGGTCGATTGGCGAATCAGCCGGTAGAGCAAGAGCCGCATCTGAACTATCACGAATGGGCATGCACGAAGAAGCAAAACGATTAATGTTAGAGAAATAGAATGATAAAAAGATTTATGAAAGCAATGGAATATAGAAGCTATTGCATGTCTATCAAAAAATTACGAGAATTAGGATACTATGAAAAAGCCCGAGAGATTTCGGAATATAAACATACAATGTATAAAACTTATTAAGCTAAAATATTTTATCGTGGCTTTATGTGTCACGATAGTCGCATTCGATTCTGGATCGAGACCTTTAAAGAAAATGGCATTATCATCGGTTCGTGTTACGCTAAATAGTAATACGAAGTCTTAACGTAAAGCGGGCTTCATGCCTGCTTTCGCATTTAAAGGAGAATAATATGAATTGGTTAAAAAACAGATTAATGGAACGCACATCTTGGGATGGTGGAGTTCTTATCGCAGTTGGTGTAGTTGCACTTATGTTTCAAGGTCTAGTCGGTTGGGCAGCATATGGCGCAATTGCTTATGGTATCTTTACGCTTATTAAGTCGGAGGACTAATCGTGACTTTTGAAGACATGACAAAGAATGAACTCGAGGAGCACGGCAGAACTCTCGGTATTGAATTGGATCGTAGACTAACTAAATCAGTGTTAATTGATCAGCTTAACGAACACTTATCCACTCCAGAAGAAAACTTAGATCCCATCTATGAAGATGCAGAACTTGAAGAAGAATGGGGACAAGCAGACATTGAGCATCCTTTGATGCCTGAAGATATTGCTGTTGCGCCAATCGCAGAAGAAGTTTTTGTGGATCCAATGCAAGCAATACAAGAAGAAGCAGATGCTAGACGCATTATGCAGAATAAGTCAGAAGAGTTGATTCAGATTCAAGCGAAGTATGAAGTTATGAAGCAAAGAAGAATTGATGCAGAAGTAGCTGAGATTGAGTGTGTTGAGGAATTAGATAAAGCTAAGACTGCTTCTATTGATGCAGAACTTAAGTGGTCATCATTAGCCGAGAAGCTCTAATTTATAAATAGTACATAAGAAATCGTTGTAGTAAGACTACGGTAAACCTACGATAGAGGAAGAAAAATGGAAGACAAATCTATGGAAGAGCCAGAAGCAAATTCTGGTGAAGAGCCAACTCCAAAGAAGGCTACGAAAAAAACTACTAAGAAGGTCAAAGATGAACTTCTAGTAAAGAATGCGATTGAGATCAATCCTAAACTTGAAGAGGCTCCTAATAAAGCAGTCGTTTTAGGTTGGGGTAGAATGAATCCAATCACTGTTGGTCACGAAAAGCTGGTCAACAAAATCAAATCTGTTGCTAGACAAGAAAGTGCAACACCTCTCATTTACATATCTCATAGCCAAGACGCTAAGAAGAATCCGTTAGATTACGATGACAAGATCATGCTTGCAAAGAAAGCATTTGGTAATAAACTCATTGTTAAGTCAAATGCCCGCACTATCATTCAAATCATGCAAGAACTACAGAAGAAGTTCTCCAGAGTTATTTTGGTAGTTGGACAAGATCGCATTAAACAGTTTGATGATCTTCTAAACAAATACAACGGCAAAGACTATACATTCGACAATATCTCTATCGTATCTGCTGGTGATCGTGACCCAGATTCTGAAGGAGTTGACGGCATGTCAGCTTCCAAAATGAGAGTTGCAGCCTCACAAGGCGATTTCAAAAAATTCAAAACAGGTCTACCTCGCAGACTCCAATCAGATGCACAAGATGTATATGACATGGTACGTGGCGGAATGAAGATTGCAGAAATGCTAGAACTAGATGAAGCATTGACTATTCAGCAAAGACGCATGAGAGCAATTACCATGCGTAAGTTTAAATCGAAGATTGCTCAAGGTCGTAGACGTATGGCTAAGAAAGCCGCTACTATGGACAAACTAAAGTCACGTGCAAGAAAAGCCGCAATCAAAATCATTCGTAAAAAAGTAGCAGGCAAGAAAGGCGAGAAGTACGCAACTTTGTCTCCATCAGAGAAGATGCTTATCGATAAACGTGTCGCTAAGAAGAAATCTGCTATTGATAGAATCGCTAAGAAATTGCTTCCGCAAGTACGTAAAGCTGACCTAGCTAAACTATCAGGCAAGAAAAGTGCTAACGAAGAGTTTGAATCATTTCTATTCAATGAAGAGTTCGCACAACTTTTTGAAGAGCCCACTACAGGACAAGACCCAGATATCAAAGATAAGAAGGGTACACAGCCTGCAGTATATTACAAGGGTTTAGCCAAGTCAACTAAAGATAAGCGTGACGCACATTTCAAGAAGCACGGTAAAAAAGATGATGATGACAACTCTGCATATAAACCTGCACCTGGTGATGCAGACTCAGAGACTAAGACATCTAAGCACACTAAGAGATATCATCAGATGTTTAACAAAGAAGGTCAAATCAAATTAGATCGCCGCTTTCGTGCATTTCGTTCAAGAAAAGAAGAAGTTGAACTAGATGAGATAAGCATTAATACCGATGCTGAGAAGAGACTAAAGAAACAGCATAAAGATGAAAGATCAAACTTATCTAAAGAGCATGAGCGTGAAATGGACGGACTGCTTACTAGAGAGTTGCGTAAGAAGATCACGCAAGTAAACAAAGAAGAATTTCAATCAGAAAAAGACCTGATTGCATTCATCGAAGAGACTACTAATGATGTATTTGATCAAGTAGAACTAGATGAAGCAAAAGGTAATGAAGGTCTTAAGAAGAAAGCTGAAAAGTCTGGCATGCCATTAGGTATTCTACGTCAAGTTTATAACAGAGGCATCGCCGCTTGGAAAACTGGTCATAGACCTGGTACTACTCCTCAGCAGTGGGGCTTTGCACGTGTTAACTCTTTCATCACTAAATCATCTGGTACTTGGGGCAAAGCAGACGCAGACTTAGCCGCTAAAGTGCGTAAAGAAGAGACTGAAAACGTTACCGAAGCACTTAAAAATCCGTATAAAGGAAAACCCGAACGTGATCTAAAGCGTAAGCTTGCTTCCTTCGAAACTCAATTAGCCGACTTAATTAAAAAGAGCCGTTTCCGTCAACGTAAAGATATCGAAGGCGAAATACGAGATATGGAAACAAAGGTACAGCAAGTAAGGGCTGCATTAAAGGAAGATGTAAACGAAGCATTCGAAGAGTTATTCACGGAGAAAAGAAGCACACAAGACCTTATCAAGTCTAAGCTAGGTTCTATTACTAACAGAAAGAACTATCAACAAGCAACGAAAACTTTGATAACTCTACTCGATAGAAAAAAGAAAGAATCGAAGGGTAAGATTAGACATGGCGTAGGATACTATGCCGCACAAATCGCAAAAAGTTACGCAGGCGTTGACGGCAGAACATTAGCAGATATGGTGCCTAGTGATTATGTATTCGAACAAGGCGGTGCTGGTGATAGAGGTACTGAAAAAGTCACTAAGCGTTACAAGAAAGATACTCCTGGCGAGACTGTCACTGAGTCAGTAGATGATCTATTTGAAGCACACTTCGAAGAAGAAGTTACTCAGAAGCAGTTGAATGACTTAGAAAGGTTTGCAGATAGATTACTTGACAAGTTTGGTATTGACGTAGAATTCACTCGCCACTTTGCTGATCGTATGAATGATGAACGCAATAAGCCTGCTATCACTATTGCAGAACTTCAGCGAGTATTCAAAAAGATTGCAAAGAACAAAGCAAAGAACATTCGTCAAAATCCTGACATCGAAGCAGTACTTAAGGACATTCAAGCAGATTTGAACTTACCTATCGTAATCAACTATGATAGCGAAAAAGACGAATACGAAGTAGTCAACAAGACTATCATGCGTAAGAAGAACTTTGGTACATCTAGTAAAGTGATCAAGGTATGAAGAAGTTTAGGAACTTTGTGACAGAACTTAAGGTCTATGAACCTAAGTCCACAGATACTCTCGGTTTTACAAGAGACAAGATGCCTCAAGTAAGATCGAAGGATTATGATGGACTTATCAAGCATCTGAAGAAGAATAACGTTGCTGTAAAAAAGACTAAAGTTCCTGCTAAGAGTTTAAAGCCTATTCAGAAAGAATTTAACAAAGATAAGATTGTAGGGGCAATCGCTAAGATCAAGACTCTTGGTCAAGCAAAACCTCTGATTGTGAGTAAAGATAACTATATCATTGACGGACATCATCGATGGTTAGCCGCT